TAGCTTCAAAGTTCATTAAAACATTCTTAGCAACTGTATCTAAGTGTTTAATTCTTTCCTTGTCTGCACCCTTCTTATTCGCAGCGCTAACTATCTGGTTAAACTTCACCATCTCATCACTTAAACCTTCTAAGCTAAACTTTTCAGTGTCAGCAATTACTTGCTTAGCTTTGTTATGTCTCTCTACTAAGTAATCCTTTTGTTCGTTTAAGTAGCTATACAAAATGCCTATGTTCTCCTTCTTAATTACGTTTGGCACGCTATAACTTGGCTGCACACCTACAACTGCTTCTTTGCCATCTTTCAATTTCAATACTACATTCTTCTCTGCATATACTGCATCCGAATACATATCTCCGTTTTCGTCTACTTTCATCTTTGTTTCAAAGTTCATTTTTTATTCCTCCTTAATTTCTATTGTTTTCCACTCTTTGGCGTTTATTACTTTAAAACACCCGCCTTTACTAGTTCCTTCTGACGTATATTCTGTGTACCTGCCTAAATGAATAACTTGATGTTGAAAATTAAAAAAACATAAAGTTCCTTCAATCTTCTCATCCCCCTCTAATTTAACAGATACTGTACGTCCAATATATTTACTTATTTGCTCCATTTCTTCCTCACCGTCTCTTTCATATTTTTTAAACGTTCTTGCTCGATTTTAACCCTACAAGCAGGACAAACCTTAGGACGTTTAAATCTTTGTTGTAAATCTGCAAATTGATTCCTACATCTTTTACAGAAAGGCATTACCACATCACCACGACTTCTTTATTTGCAGACCAAACAAAATAAACTAGGCAATCTGCAAAATCTGGGCTCTTATCTTCAGGGTCAACTATTTTAATCTTTTCGCTTAAAGTCTTGTCCCACTTCATTTTCATTAACTCAGATCTTAAAGTGATGTTGTTAGGTATGTCAACCCTTTTCTCAACCATCAAATTTTGTAACCTAAAGTATTGTTCTGCTTTTTTATTCATAAAGCGTTTCCTGCTAGAAGTTGGTAACTTGGCTTGCACAGTAGTCGCTTCTTCGGGAGCTTCTCCAAAGTGACACGCGTTTACTTGGATGATGCCATCAGGATATATCTCATTCAAACGACTCACTATGCCTGCACCTATACCTATACAATCAACATTAATCTTAGCCACATCTTCCTTTTCATCAACTAACCTAACAATGCGGTTTACTATTTGCATATTGTCACTCTTAGGTTCATGATAAACATATTCAACTTTAAACAAGCCATCCGATTCATGACCATACATAATAACAGTAAAATCCAAACCTTTATCGCTAGGATCACAGGCAATTATGCCATCTCCTCTAGAAAGAAAGTTATTTTCTATTGCATTATTGATGTCTTTTAACCGAAATAAACTATCTTCAGCTTCAGGTGGAAAAACACTTTCATATAAAACTGTAAACTCAATAGGCGTTAATTCATCTCTCATCTCGTCTATAAAGGTCTCTGTCACTCTACCTTCTTCAATAGCAGTTTTATAACCAACATGAATCACTAAAAATCTGCCAGAAACATAATGATCATAATATTTATTATCCATATCCCATGGGTTAGCTAACTCTATCAAAACACTATTCTCAGGGTCATCTCCAAGCATTCTAACTATTTTAGCATAAGCTTCTCTACTTATTTTAGCGCTCTCATCACAATTATGTGTTAGAAAACCATTTACAAAATAATTATTATTGTTTGCTATCTCTAAATTATAGACATATTTGTCTTTTGTGTTGACACTTTTAATTGATTTGATAGTAGCGATTTCCACATTTCTCTTTTGTAATTTGTTCTTGTGTGACAGCTCACACAAAGAGTTATTAGATTGTTTTCTTGAGAATTGTTTTTGTCGTAATCTATATGATGAACACAAAGCTTTCCAGTTTTCCCACAAAGAAAACACACATTTCCATCTCTTTTTTTGATTTTTCTCTTTAGTTTTATATTGAACTCTGGAGGCCAAGGAAGATTTCCTATCCCTCCCCTCCATACAGGATTGCCCTCCATTAGCATTTTCTCTGAATGACCTCTGTTCGCACACTTTCTTGAACAATATTGTCTCGTGTCTTTCATTGCAGGAATTACCTTTAATTGCTTTCCACAATATACGCATGAAATCAAAAAACGTTTTTTTTCTTGCTTTTGGATATTCTGCGAACGACAAATTACTGAACAGAACACTCTTTTTTTCTTTGTGTTTGGATCTACATAAAAAGAACTTCCACATTCTTTGCACAATATTTCTTTCTTGCCACCTCCCCACATAGGATTTTTTTCTCCTTTCTGCCAGTCTCCTCTGCATTTGTGACTGCAAAAATTTAAGTTCTGATTCTTCTGCCTTTTTATATGGCTCGGTCTCTTGTAAAATGGGGTTCTGCAAATATTGCACATAACTATTGGCATCTTTCTTAGAAGTCGTTACGCATTTATATATCTTATCGTTCTCCCTTAGTTTTTTAGCGGCAATATAACCTCTTTTTTCCTCAAATACAGGATGATTTTCAGTTACTCTAAAACTGCCCAAATTAGTTTCTATTTCTAAAATCTTATCTTTTCTAGCATTCTTAAAATATCTCTTAATAGGTTGATATTCTAATTTTTGAGTGTCTGTATTATAAGATAAAACTTTTAATTTTAATTTTTTATCAACTATGTTTTTTATATCCTTTTCCCCTTTATTTGTCATAACTCTTTGACCTTTAGGTACACATATGACAAGATCAGCACCAAATCCCATTAATCTAGTGGCTTCACCATGAGCAGAAATAGTTAATAACTGACAACCATTCTTAAATGTCCAACGCCTTCTGCTTGTTTCTCGTTTTAATCTTTCAATAGAATTGTCCCGATCTATATCAACTAAACCAGCCAAAATTGGACAGCAGACAATATGTTCAGCTATGTAATTTCTAATAATAGAGGCTTGCTCTTCTTGAGGAGCTATAATAGCGATACGTTTATCTTTATGAAATAGAATATATAATGCAACTCCAATAGCCACGCACCTAGACTTACCATATCTAGTCATAGCATTAATACATGCTCTAGGATGTTCAGCATAAGCTATCAGTCGAACTATTTCTTCTTGTTTAGGAGTTAAATTAAATTTAAAGTAATACTTAACTAAAACCTTAACATTCTTTTGTTTAACATATTGTGCGATATCAAGCATTATTAGTTTTTACTGCCTTTTTGCCAGTTAGCCTTACTCATCTTGTTAGGGTTTTTATTGTCAATCAAGACTTTGCCTGTACTAAGCCTTTCCATTTCTGGAATCTTTAAGCTGTTTATTTCCATCGTCCAATTCCTCCACTATTTTTTGTAACCTTTCAGACTCTCTTAAACCAAAATTAATATCTCCTACTATTTCTTGCCTTTCAGTATAACCTCGATTTTTACCTTTAGTCTTTAAATAGAATATTATCATTTGAGAATTGCCTTCTTTTATCTGTTTTAATGCTTGAGTTTCAACTATATCAATTAAACTCTCTTGGGCATCTTCTATCTCTTGCTTAAATTTAGGAAAGTCTCTTAACCATAAATAATAAGTTGCTCTAGAAATTTTTACTTTGTTACAAGCTATGCCTACATTACAACCACTTTTTATATATGCCTCTATAAAAAATTTCTTCTTTTTATAATACGTTGTTGATTTAGGCATTTTGTTTATTTATCGTATTTATAAAGCATTCCTACAAATACATATTTAGTTAGTGAATATCTCGCATTTATTAAGAGTTAATTCCTACATAGACTTAAAACGTATTATGTCTTTTAATGTTTCATTTATACTCTTTAGCTCTTTAAGTATCTCTAATTGTAATTCTGTAGAAGTTAAGGTAGTATCTTTTATCTTAATAACATCCATATTATTTATAAAGTAATACTTATATTTAAAGTTTTCTTAATAAACCTTCTTCTAGAAGAAGCAAGTCCTTATTAATCCTTTTTATTTTGGCCAAAACTTTAACCCAATCCTGTTTTAACTCGTTCTTCTTTTGCATCAATTCTTGATATTTATCTAACATATTTCAGGGAAATAAGAAACGACAACCATCAAATGAGGTGAATCAATGAAATCTATGACCTACTTATTTCCTTTCTAAATTGTTATCGCAACGATAATATACTGTCGGTTCAACATCTCTGCCCACTTCAATTACTTTAAACAGTTCTCTACCTTTATAACAGCAATCTATAGTGGGCACTTCATCCATAATTAAAGCACACCATCTACAATTTGGTTTAGTCATTAAACCAGCATACCTTTGGTTAACTTGACATTCCATGATTCTTTTTGCTAGTATGCGTTCGTTGTGCGTTAAATCAGATAATTCAGTCATCATTCACCTCAAAACATTGCAGCCAAAATCGCAAAACCTAATGCCCAGCCTACTGGAAATAAGCAAAGAGCAATTACATTTAATGCTATATCTCTCGTTCTATGTTTTGAATGCTTTTTTATGCTTAATCCTATAATACCTAAGATTAAACCAACTAATGGAACTAATAAAGAAAATATTATTCCCAAGATTCCACAGTTTCTACTCGCATTACTTTCTTGTTTCTTTTTCATAAAATTTTAGGCAGGATACCCACTAATTTATTAGTGGGAGGAATGCCGTTACCTCCTTCTTGTTTAGTATCAAGAGGAAACAACACAGATTGACTTAATCTTTTCTGTGCTATTTCCACATATTCTTTATTAATTTCAAATCCTATGTAATTCCTATTGAGTTGTTTAGAAGCTACTCCAACAGTTCCCAAACCCATATAAGGGTCTAAAACTATATCTCCTTTAGAAGAAAAGTTTTTAATAATCTTTTTTGCTAAATTTATTGGAAAAACAGCATTATGTTCTTTGGTTATCTTTTTAGGTCTGCCTATTCTTAAAATATTATCAAATGTTCCTCTTTCAAATGTTGCATTTCTTATCATCCTTCCTTTATTACCATCAGATTCTAAAACTAAAATAAATTCGTAACAAGCATTTGTTACCTTTTGGTTCATAGCAGGTTGCCCATTACCTTTATCCCATATTAAAATATCCTTAATCTCTTTGCTAAAATCACCAATTAATCTAAAAAATGCTTCTTTACTCCCAGTAACTATTTGAAAATTATAACAGATGATTTTAGAAACCCTTAACATTTCTTTAATACATTTTTTATGAAATTTATAAAAATCTTCTAAAGGTAAAGCATCGTCAAAATGTGCATATTTCTTACTGAAATGTTCTCCTTTTTCTCTTTCTGTATATTGTCCATTTCTCACTCTTAAACGCATATTGTATGGAGGACTTGTAAAAACTAAATCTATTGAATTATCTGGAATCTGTTTTAATCCATCTATGCAATCCATATTATAGACTTGATTGATTTCAAGCATTGAAATCACCCAGTTTAGTTTGTGCAAACTGTCCTATCTTCTGATTAGGACTTCCAAAGACAGAATATTCAAATACATCTTTTCCTTCTTGCTCGTTAATGTATGCCATTTTTCTTTCTTTTTCTTGAGAGTGGAAACTACCCACTTTAGTGGGTTTAGAGGATGTCATTTTTAAACCTCCTTTAATGTTGTTCAGTCATTACTTTGGACATCTTCTTTAAATTCTCCCAGCGTTAACAAATAATCTCTTACTTCCTTCCCAGGATTAGCATCTAACCATTCAACTAATTCTTGTAAAACTTTCTTTTTTGTTTCTTTTAATTCTTTCAAGATTGAAACCTTATTTAGACAAGACCAATAACACACACTGTCAAAATCAGAGAAAGAACAGTTCTTTCACAGTTTCTGCCACCCCTCTCGGCAGCAGTGTTAGTCAACGTATCGTAAAAAAAGAAGATAATAAAGAGGAAAAAATAGGGGCTCAGCCCACACTGGTAAAAAGTGTGAAAAAAGTCCTTGCAAGTTTTAGTAAGTGTCATCTATCATATTCTTTTTTCAGTTTTTTTAAGACTATTTTCCCTTCTTTAATTTTCTTTTGGTATGATTTAAGTTGTCTTTCTACTGAGTTTATTTCTAGTTTCAGTAACCATCTGTTTATTTTTCCCATTGTCATTTTAACCCCTTAACTATTTTTATTAAATTGCCACCAACACACATATCTATGATTATGGCTAACAATCCAAACCACCAACTAAATGTAATTGTGCCAAAGTAAAGGCTTAACCACATATAACTTAAAGTTATTAACATTTCAATCTCCCCTCATTTTTTCAGCAACATTTTTAGCAATACTACTTATATCACACAATTTCTGCAATATCTTTTAGTAACTTTTTGTATTCTTCTGGTTTCTCTCTCTTTAATTCAATCAATTTCATTAAATGTTCCCATTCCATTTGTGTCAGTTCCCATTCCATTTTATCAAACCTCCAATCATCAACATAACTACTAATACTGCCACCAACCAAATCGCAATTTTAAAACTAAATCCTTTAATTACCATTGCAGTTATTCCACATCCGAAGACGCTTGCCAGCATTATAAAACAACCTTTAACTGTGCAACTGTTCATTTCCCTTTCGCCTCCTTTCCGCACACATCTGCGAAGGCAGTGTGAAGTATTTTGATAGCGTCTTTCACTCCTGGCCTTGGCGGCCAATGTGTTAACCATTTTGAACCCTTCTATGTTATTTTATAATTTACGAAATCGTGAGCTTTAACATTATCGGTTAAATTTCTAACAATACAGTTTTTTACCCGAATATACTTATCGCACTTAATACACTTCTTACGTTTGTTACCCCAATAACTATTATAAGTCAACTTAGTAGGTTGAAACTTCTGTCGCTTTCCACATTTGTTACACTGAACAATAACAATAGGCAACATCAAACTAACCTCCAAACATGAACCAACCTGCCAGTTATAGTACATTTTCTTTTATCAACACTCTCAATCCATTTACCATCTAACAACTCCTTACGCCTAGGAGCTACCGCATTTCTGTCATTATAGCCTAAACCAATAGCCATCTCAAAGTCAGAAGAGTCAGGATTATTAAACAAGTAATCATATACTTCTTTCTGTCTTTTGCCTAGTTCACCACTTAATTTTAACTCTTCATAAGCCAATAATGAAGTCTGTCTTACCATCATAACCCCATTTCCTCCATGAGTTTATCCTTAAATTCATCCAGTATGTCACAAATCTTCTTGAATTGTTTTTTATCCTTTAAATCAAATACAAACAAATCAGTGTGTTCTTTGTATTGTCTTTTCTTTTTTTCAACCGATTGTTTACTAGGTTGAGTTTCAACTTCTAATATTGTATCTTGAGTTAAATTCCAAACATCACAAACGTTACCACGGAAATCAAATTCCGTCATCCATTGTTGTTTACGTTCAGTTAAACCTTTAGCTATTAAACATTTCATTATCCAATGCGCCATAGTTTCTTTACTGTTATGAATCCTAACGCAATTAATAGGATAGATTTTGCCTGCTTGAAATTCTCTAGCCATTAAAACTGCTTTATCGTATGGTTTCATTCTGTAGTTATAACTCCGTCTGGTATTTCTTTGTGAGGTTTGGTTTTCTCATATTCTGTTGCCAAGTTAGCTAAAAGTGTTAAAAATTCATAATAACTATCTTTGAATGGTAGATAATTTACATTGTGACTACCAACCAATTTATCTAGTACTTTGTTTTTCATTTGCTTACCCCCATTAATTTTAACATACATCCAAAAACGTGCTGACAAACTGCGCCGTTTGTTCCTTGCATACTACCATAGTTACAAGTACAACTGAACTTTCCAGACTTGCTACCCTTATACAACAGAACCGAATATTTCTGTTTGACTTCGAAGCTATAGAATAATGGAGTTTCAACAAGCAATTTAACTTCATCAGAGTTTAACAGTTTATAACCATTAATTAAAATCTTTTTCAACAAATCACGCTCCTTGATCTAGTTTACCTATAAATTCTTTTACATCTTCAGCTTTCTTAAAAAACTGTTTTAACTTATCTCCAAATTCTTCGTTAGTAAAAACTTTCTTCTCAACTAAAAGCTCTTGTAATGCAACAACATGAGCAACTAATATTTTATCTCTTGCCTGTTTTAATTCCACCATAGCTTCTAACTCGGCACCTTCATCTGCAAATTGGTTGAAATCATTGTTCAGTTTCTCAATAAACTTTTTCGTTTCATCATCCATAGTAACACCTCATTATTCTGTGTCTAATAAATATTCTAATAGCGCCTCGGCTTCGTCCGTGCCAGCATATATGCTTTCAGTTTTAGTGTCACCTTTGCGTTTGTTAATAATTGTTATCTGAAAGTTATTTTTCTTTGTTATACTATCTCGTTCTATTTCCATTATCTAAACCTCTGTGTCTTTCTCAGGCAAATCTTCTCCATTGTAAACATATAAACCTAAACCATGCATTGCAATGGCTTTAGTTAAAGCTCGCTGGATTGCTTTATTAATATCAAAAGTAGTTATTTCGTCCTGTTTTAAGCTTTTATTTCTAAAATCCATTATGGGTAAAAAAACCACATGATGAAGTTCGTTTACTATAACACTAACTTTAACAAATCCCCCAGTTGAATCTGCAAAATAAGGCATACCTTGTTCATTTTCATAAACTAGGTAGCGAGCTTTAGGAAATTTTAGTTTAAGTTGTTTCCATGCTTCAGCCCAACTAACATAATTTAGATTCCCTTTTTTAACAACGTCACAATTAACTAGAGACAATTCTTTGAAAGTATCTTCGATTTCTTTTTGTTCCATTTTTATTCATCCTCCACTATTTCAAAATGCGGATCAATACCTGAAGTATAACCTTCAGCGATAAGTTTTTGAATAAGCTCTAGAGCCATCTCAAGGTCGTCATTCTCATCAAAATAAACTATTAGCTTTTTACTCATAAAAATGTGCTGAGGATACCCAACCATTTATGGTTGGGAGGAATCAGCACTCACCCCCTGCTTTAGTTTTAAATAATCTAATAGTTCACTTTGTAATGCTGATGTTGCTCCACATAAATCTTTACACTTGTAGCAATGACCAAAAAATACGCTGTCTTTATGTTTACTAGCATAAACAAAACTATTAAGAAATTTATGATGTTTAATATTAATTGTTCCTTTTTTTACAAGAATATGATTTTTAGGAAATCTTAAAACATTATCAATAACATCATCATTATTTAACAATTCAGTTTGTATTTCCTCTAAATTATTATCTTTATAACTTGCTGTATTAACTCTTAATACAGATTTACAATATTTTTTCAATCTATTATATTCATATAATCTTTTTTTTCTATCTTTGATATTATCTAACGCACAAATAGATGTATTAATTATTAATCCCTTACATCTTTTAATTTGTTCATCATTCAATCGTTTTATGTGTTTTGTAACAATAATAATATTTTTTTGGTATGGTCTTATTTTATCAACAATATTTAATGTATGCTCCCAATCAAATGAAGGGTCACACATAACACCTAATCTAACAAATGGAATTTTTTTGAGTTTCTGCACTATCTCAAAAAAATGTTTATCACTTATGAAATATCTTCTTACCACATCACTGAAATTATAACCTTTAGATTTTGATATTTTTACTGCGTAGCAAATACCATAACAACCAGTACCATTATTTAATCTAGTATTTACACACCCTTTAAATGGGTCTAAATCCCAGCACCCCCTAGAGTTTTTACTTAATTCTATTTTATTAAGATATTTTTTCATCATAATCTACCTATTGGCGGATATAGTTCTTTTATCTTTTTAATATCCCCTTTATAAAAAACCAATATCTTTTGTTCTCTTTTAGGAAACTTCCTATAATCTAAAATCCTTTTTGCATGAGCTAACCTTGTAAACTCACATTCTAAATATACAATTTTATTATAAATATGTAATCCTTGATTTTTAAAGAACAACTCATGTTCTGCTTCACAACCATAATAACCACCATACTTATCTCTAGAATCACCAGTCATAACAACGAAGAAACAATTATCTTTTAGATGTTTTATTGCTTTTTTATAACCTTCAAATAATGAATCTCTAAATTCTTCATAAGTTTTTTTATTATTTAATTCTCCTTCTGGAATAACACCATCATAATCTATATATTTTTCAACTTTATAATATGGTGGACACATAAAACATAAATCAAACATACCTTCCGGTTCATATTTTGAACTATCCGACTTTATCCATTTAGCATTGCCTTTTAAATCACTACATAATTTATTATTTACATCACATTGATTTTTTCTTATTTCACTTGCAACATAATCGTAACCATAACTTGCAGATACAAAACCAAACTGGACACCTCCACCAAAAGGATTATAAACTCTTTTTCCATTAGTGGGCATAAAAAATCTAAGTATAACTTCACAAGCACACGGATCTAACACTGAAGCATTTCCATTAAAAGATTTTCCCTTATTATGTATTATTTTATTATCTTTTATTTCTCTATTAGATAATACAATATTTGAAAATCCGTTTTTACCTTGCCAACATCCATCTCTTGAGGCAAATTTTGGGTTTAAAATATTATGTTTTTTTCCTGCTTCTTCTATTTTTTCATTCCATTCTCTTTTTATTTTTAACCAATCTGAACGAGTTGTAGTCCATGCATTTGTCATTGTTGCATGAGCCAATCTTTTAATCCTAACCTGCTCTAAAGTTCCATAAACCATGTAAGCATAACCACTCAAATTAAGGTATGTTTTAAATCCAATAGCTTCGAAAACTTTTGGACATTCTAAGTCGTGTTTTGTACTAACAGTCATTATCATAGGATACCTATATGTATTTTGTTTTATTATTTCTTTAACCATTTGGCTATATATTTCTTTATCTTTTCTATCTAATTCCATAGCTGACTGAAGTAAACAAAACTCTTTAGCATTATGATTAATTTCAAAAGTAAAAAAACCAGAAAATTCATCATCTATTTTTAAAATTATTGCTGAATGTATTTGCATATTCTTTCTTGCTGCTCTATATGCTACTTTATCTCTTAATGCCAAATCTGCTAATTTAACCTCATAACCAGAGCCTATTACGCTTTTTACATATTCAAATTCAATTTTTCTTTCTATTAATTTTTTTTGCATTTATTAAACACCTCATTCTATTATAAATTTCAAGACAATTATCACATTTAACAAACACCTTCAATCCCCAATTCTCTTGCAAAGTTCTTTTTCACAACAATAAATCCACAAGCTTCAGAGACGTTACCTTGTGAATCTAACTTAATTCCTTTTAGTTTCAGGTTTTTATATATCATAGTTTCACCTCTTTAAATTAGCTAAAGCCAAGAAACTTCTAAATAATTTAGACATATATTTAGTCTCAATTTCCAGAGCCTTTAACTCAGCTTTCTTTTTATCCAGTTCTTTAATTGTGTCTTTGTATCGGTCATTTAAGCCTAAACGTTTCTTAGTTTCTGCCTTTCGTTTAGCTTCGTTAGAATATTTCTTTTTATCTTCTGCATCAATTTCTTCTTCCACTTCTTGATAAGTCTTCTCTTCCATAGCATTAATTAACAAACCCAAATCAGAGACCCTTTCAGCTAGCTCGACTAAACAAGTTTCCTTAGCCATTAACTTCTCAGGAAACGTCACTAGAACTTCTGCAATTTTATCAGAACTCGGCATTTCAAAATTATCTTTTGATTCCATCATATCACCTAATCTACAGGTAAGTAAAGCTCATATTTAAAGCTTTCGTTTAATGTTTACATTGAACACCTACTTTTAAGCCTTGGTTGTAGTTTCGTAGCACTTATCTAATCTGGCCACTATACTCTTAGCATTATCCAAAAGTTCCAATATGTCCTTTTTAGAGCCTGAAAAGCCCATAAAACTGAATGTTTTAGTATTGTTATCAAAACATAATATCTCGAACTTTTTTCCTATACCTTCCAAATGTTCGCCATGTTCTACTTTAAAACTTACATAATCTGGTTTCATCTTATTTTCCCCCTCTTAATTGTTTAATTAAGATTTTAATACTTGAAGTGCTTAGAAAACAATGTCTACAACAGTAAAGCTTACTAGTTATATGAGTTTTAATATGATCTCCTAAATCGTAAAGTTGACTACACAAAGGGCAGCTTTCTTCACTCTTCACAGCTGCAAATTGATTTTTATGCTTAATTCTTACCATTTTTAATACTGCTCAGTTCTCCTGCAATTTTCGCTATTTTACATTCTAATTTATCTCTTTCAGATTGGGCTGATTGCAACTCTTCAATTAAACGTACTTCTTCTATGCTTTTACCGTCAATCAATTTTAAACAATCTTTAGCAATCAAATCATTAACATAATGACTCAAGCTAAGTTCTCCTTTCTTCCAAGTAGATCTTCTCAATTTATTTAAAAAACCTCTAATCTGCAAAAGTCGTATAGACTTAGTACTCAGTCTTATTGAAAAAACTTCTTTTTTCGGCTCTGGCATTTTGACCTCGTTTTGTAATACTAGTTGTAATAACTTTCATTTGTCTCTGCAGCGTCGTCCCATTAATGCATTTTTATTAATAAACTAACGAAACCTCTATTTATTCTGTCTTTTACTTAAATCTCAATAATATACTTTTTTGTATATTTCCAAGCGATTCTGTCATCAAAACGTTGAACACCTGTATGAGGCTATCTGTTTGTTATTACTTCGCGTATTACAAAGAATTGTGGACAAATATATAAAACTTCCTATAAGAAAATTAGCTTAGCTGGCACGCAAGTAATAACTATGCAGAGCACATAGAATTAAAACCAACCAAGCTAATATTAAACGTCAGTATTAATTTTATATAAAACTATTGAAAATGTAAGCAACATTTATATATCAGTAATACATTCTTGCACAGATATGCAGAGAAAACTAACTTTACTTTGTATTCTTATTTTGGTTCTACCTATTGTTTATGCTGGACAGTTCGAGGTCATGAAGATTGAAAACCAGTATTGTAACTGTGACATGCAATGTTCTGCTGAAACAATTTGTATAACTTCATTAACGGATTCAACAATACTAACTTTAGATCCACACATTAAACTATGGGTTAGAGATGCAATAGACCATCGCAAAAGAGAAGGATTCTGCGGCAAGGTTCTAATGAAACTTCCCGATCATACTCGTACAGATCTAACTTCAAAATATTTAGGCACTGCTTGTCGTGAACCACAAGTTAAACCAAAAGAAGTCTTAACGAATATCACAACTAACAATCTCATACAAAAAACAACTCTACCCAAAGCAGCTCAAAACCTAACCGAAAAAAATGGTTCTAACGAACCTATTCTTTCACCAAATACTTTCAAAAAAAATTACCACATTTTGTTCTGGGCTGTTTTGGTTTATGCTTTATTGGTATCTGTAGTTTTGGCGTATAAGGTTAAGGGGGTGGAAGTCTGTCCTTCTTGTAAGGGCAGGCTCATCACTTTTACCTATAGGGGTATTAATTCTAAACGCTGTGAAAATTGCGAATATAGAAGAAGAGTTTAATCTTGCAAATAAGCAATCGAACAAGCAATAAATGTACAAACTATAAGTAAGCACCATTCGACCCAACCAAATGATAACATTACTTCTAACATTTCACTCACCCAACATTAGAACTATCGCAATGACTATTAAAAGGAGTCCAAAGAAGCCAACCCAGTATAAAATCGGCATCGTTTTAGACCAAAGAAAAAATTAAATTTATTCAACTATCACCAGTTTATGTTTACTTACTGCTCGCAAGACTAAATTAGCCACCGCTACTGCACTTAAAACACCGCCAGCCTGCATGTGATCTGCAGCTGCTAAAGATATGCCGCCAACAAGTAATGCAACGTTAATCCAAAGCGTTTTACTCTTCAAAAAGTTCTTTTCCCTCTTTACCATTTTATTGCCTCCATTAAGCTTTTAATTTGAATTTCTTATAGCCACGACAGTCATTGCACGACCACCACTCCTTATGATACCTTAAATCACTTTCTAAGGTGTTAAATCTTTGATCTAAAGCTCTTGAATCTTGATGATAACACCAATCAAGATGATACCATTTAAAGTCCTTATTTGCCCTGTATCGAACGTACAAATGCCCAACAGTTTTCTTAGGATTGTTAGGATCAATAACAGGGCCGCCTTGTATTCTTATTTGATTAGCTGGAACTCCTGCCAAACGACACAGCACCAATAACAAGACCGCACCACCATCACAATTATGCACTACACAATCACTTGATGGCAGATAGATTTCATGATCTTCGACTTCTATGTCATATACATCAGTTTCTATTGATTTTCTGATTCCAATTAGTTTCAAAGGTTTAGATAACGATCTAACTCTAATTCTCCATATTGGATTGTTTCCAAATTGAGTTCTAGTTGGTTGTACTAGAGAAGTATAACATTCTTTACCTTGCATTTTTAACAAGACACGAATTTGATTCTTTAGCTTTTCAGAAATTGTTGCAAACACGATCTCTTCAGTCTGCCAACGTTTTCTAATATGTGCATCCGCTTTTAAGCCCTCAATAAGTGCGTTGACATTCTCAGGATTTTGCGGTAATGTATCAACATGCTTTTCAATGGCTCGCCGACCACATTTTCTAAAGTCCAGATATAATTCTTTACTCTTTACAACAATATAACGCTCATTCCAAGTATATTTGATATTATTACTTTCACAATAGCGCTTTACCCATTCCTTTTGCTTCTCTTTGGGGTGGCCATCTTTACCAGATATAAATATGGATTTGTGTTCCTTATCAGTCCAACCATCAGCTACAAAAAGACCTTTCAAGTACCAGTAATCTAAGTCTAACGGTTCCTCTGAATCCAAGGAAATTTGGTTTATCTGCCTCAGTGCATCCCCTATTCTGAGCGCGTCTAAAGGCTTCTGAGAACCATCTGCCAATATGAATTTATGCTTTTCCGTTGCCAAAATTTGTGAACCATTATTTAATTCTAATTCATAAACTGCTTTTTTCCCCTTCGCCCATTTGTTAATTACGGTTTTTAATTTACCACCTTTGCCAATGATTTTTTCGCCTATAGCCACATCCTCTATATTAACTAACGCTCCATCGGAATTAAGTAATTTCGTATCCCAGGCTAGACAATCGTCAAAACCTTTATTTAAAGCTTCATAAGCTTCAGCCCAATATTCCCAAGTTTTCCAAGTTTCTATGTCTGGCTTATATTTTAAAAGCTTCTTAACCAATCTCAATGCATAGACCACAGTTTTGTCAGGGTCTTTATGTTTGATCTTTTGGACTTCTTCTAACAAGTCAATGTGGGGATTATTTAATTGTTTCTTCAACCATTTACTAACATCTTTCAATTCGTTCTTACGCCAGTCTAATCTATACCAAACTGTAAAAGGCGACCACTTAGAATCTAACCAATCATGTAATATTGTAGATATATTCTTACCAGTCATTGATTTATATTTCTCTGCCAACTTATCAGTCCATAATTTCATAAGTCAAAGTCTCTTGTTAAAAACCATCCACAGTTGTGGTGATCTGTTGAAACGTTTCCGTTATCCACACCAATAACTAAATCTCCATCCCACGTTGATGTGTCTCTCGTATTTGTTGCTGTTGCAGTTGTCATCGGAGTTGCTACACTAGTCACCCAAGTATTAACTGTTGCGTCATACGAGTTGCCATCTGCATCCATTGTTAATTTAACTATATACGCGGTAGCATCAGGATTTGAATCGTTAGCCTCGGCTTGACTATCAACATGATCTCCGGAGAAGATTGTCAATTTATCATTAGCTTGCCTGAAACATCCACAAGTCATAACTCTTCTAAAACCTTTTAGATCCTTGGAAAACAAAGTAGCATTAACTGTAGTATCACAATACGAACCTACCCAAAAGCGACTATCTAAGCCATTGTCCCATCCGTTAGGGTGCAAAGTTGAACCCAAAGCAAAACTTCCATGAGGAGACCATAACGTATTGCTATCTGATGCAAATTTCATACAAAACGGAATAACAAAACCTCCTTTTCCTGAAGCCACATTAGTTGTAGTAGTTAATCTTATCTTAGGAGCGCCACCTAAATTTAAAGTTCTCCATCTTTTATTGTCTGCAGTATCAGTACCTTTGTCTCCAGTAGCAACATATTGGTCAGACGCAATTTTAAAAACAGTTAAAGCTCCTGCAGATGCATTATAAGCAGTGCCTACTCCGCTAGAATTATCAGCAGAAAATATAGTTGTTCCTCCAACACTTACAGCTACACCTGAATTAGCTGCACCTCCACCGCCTCCGTCATGTCTCATTGGAAACATAACAGGCATAAAAATCCCTTCCCCTATTTCAAGAGTGCTTAAATCTAAATTAAGTTCCACATAACCATTATTTGGAAAGTTCGTGTTGTATAAAGCTCCATTAGTCTCTGCCACAGTTAAACCTGTTCCTGTAACCCATTGAGCATCAACTGCACCATCTTCAAAATCATCAATAATCTCTGTTCTAAACACCACATTCATTGCGAAAGGCAATTCAACTGCACTTTCATAAGTTGGTCCGTTAATAGTATTTCCTAGTATTTCCATCATTTTGCATCACCTAACTCATGTCCTGTTCTAAAAATTCCATGTCTGCGCTTTCGCCGGTGTCACAAATTCCGTAAACATCTCCTGTAAAATCGTTTTGATTAAATGTTTTGCCGCCTAAGATAGGCAAACCATTAGCTGCAGTTACAGAATTATCATCTGCAATATAAATTGGAACATTACCAATATTTTTCATGATTAATTGTTTTCTATTTGCATTAGAAGCTACAATTAAACCAGCTGCATCAGTCACAGTTATTTGGTCAGTATTCATTGCCATTTTATTCAACCTCCCAATATCTTATATCTTTAGTACCTGCATCACCATGCACACCATAAATTGCTTCAGGATCTTCATAGTAAAAAGATTCATTCAAACCAATCTCGAACCCATCTGTAATTGTTACTCCAGCCGCTCCAACATATATAACAGTATCACTATTGTTGAATATTAACATTGACTTTCTGCCACTATTTGCTGCTTTAATTAATGTTGCAGACGTTGCTACATTAATATTACTATAGTTTAAAGTTGACGATAAAGCCCCTTGATAATATGAAGCATTAGCATCGGGCCCGTAAAATATATCTCCATTAATCTTTGGAAAAAATCCGCTTGCTGCCATTTTTAATTATCCTCCTTGTCTTGTAGTTTTATCATATTAACCAAGTCTCTCAACATCATTATACGAATATATAACTCGTCACGACTTTCTAATTCTAAACTCGGAAATCCATAAAATCTTAACTTAATTGGAAACTTATGAGTCTTCAATAAAAGCTGTTCGAGGCTTTCTAAATACTTCCGCATTGCTTCTTTTCCGTCTTCAGTGAAATATTGCATTTTAATCCTCTATCCTATCCTTTATTATATATAAAAACTCATCAGTTGAACCTTTACTTTCTGCAGTGTGAACATCTTCACCATGAAGCCTAATGCTAGTGTCATCATTAAAGATTCCTAGCGCATTCAAATCAAAACCATTAGCTTCCGCAGCATTAATTAAACATCTAGTTTCTGCTTGGAAATTGGATTCATCTATGTCTGGGAAATTTGTTAATATAACTTTAAGCAAATCAGTCGTTGCCCATTGTCTAAGTAAATCATAAACTACATCCCCAGCTACAAAAGTATCAGTTGCATTATTAGTAGTCACTTCGATTTCAAAATAATCAATGTTTCCTGCAACAGTTCCGGTTTCTGTTAAAGCATTAACTGCAGTTGTGTTTGATGTTAACCAGTTCCAACCTGTTGCCAATTGAGCCACAGTCCAAACTTGACTATAGTAATTAGCATTATCGCTGCCCAACTTAACTTCTACAGCAGTACCACTGATTAAAAACTTTGCAAAAGCAGTTGCATCTTTAATATAAAACCATAAACCGAAAGGTTCAGTTCCAGTAATTAACGAGCCAAGCGCAGATAAATCCGCAATGAACCAACGCTTCGAAGTGTCAGTGTTGTTAGCAATAAGATTCTGAGCAGTATTATCATTTATGCCTGCGCCTTCTTTGTAAGTGGCAACATTATCAGTAGTGTTATCTCCGCCATCAGCTCCAGTCAATAGATTACTCCCATCGTCATTTACCGTTCCATCTGTTATGGGAATTGCAATATCTAAATCTGTATCTGGCGCTAAAGGAGTTGTATTAGATATACCCACTTTAAAGTCGCTAATCTCGTTGTAATCTGGCGAACCTTTATAGCCTCGATTAAGCAAGATGTTCTTTCCTAAAGAGGTGATTATTGATCCGTTTGCCATTTTAAGGGAACCCCACTCCGCCACCAATACTAATGCTGAGCCATTCAGAAGCAGAAACGGCCATAATGTCAATATGATCTTCTTCATTTGCTAATACTGCAGAATTACCGCCTGCTGGATTACCTATCCCTATAAAGACATCTCCTCCAGCACAGTTAATAGTTACATCATTTCCGCCATCAGTAGTTAAAACTACCATGTATCTTTTACCTAAAACTGTTGAAGCCTCAGGTAATGTTAATGTTATTACATTTCCAGTTGTATCGCAAGTAATTATACTATGAGTATCATCTAATACTAAAGCTGTGTCTGTCTGATGTGTAACATCAGTTCTTTTAATCCAATCCACCATGTTATTCCATTCAGTATGAGTGATTGATGTTGATGCAGTTTGTGTACCGTACCATGTCATTTTATTATTCCTCCATTAATGCACTTATTCCGGGTGCAGTTTTTCTACTATAAATATCTTGAGTGTTGGTTATGTATCCTGCGCCAAATATTATTGGAAATCCTAACCCTCCACCAAACAAAGGCGCGTCAACATCCGTTGCAGTTATTCGAATATAAGTTCCTGTTCCGTCGCTTGAAGCTACAGCTGTTCTTGTAGCATTAGTAACTGTTTCCCAGCTAACTTTATTATCTGAACTGATCTCTATAACTAAAGTTCCAATTGTAGTTCCTAAAGTTACAGTTATCCAACTTAATGTAGTTCCAATATCTATCGCGCTTGAATACCAGATTTCATTCTGAGAGAAATGGATGTCACCGCTAACTTCTGAAAAGGTTGCCGTTGAATTAACCGCATCGTGGAAATCAGTATCATAAATATATTCCTTGTAAGTATTCTGACCTTGAACAATCTTAACAGGCACGTCCGCTGTATTAGTTGTTTTACCAAGTATATCAGTTCCTAAAACTCCAGCATCTGGATGCCCTAAAACAAAACTATTATCTAGGTCTAGTTCTGTCTTTTGTACTTCCATATATCTACGACGATATTTGAAGGTTCTAGTTTTTCTAATCAAGTGCAATAATTTGCCTACATTTCTTAACTTCTCTTTCTGTAAGGCAACAACCTTACTTTCAAGTTGGTCAATAAACTCACTTAATTTCCATTCTTTATCTCCAACTCTTAAAATATCTGTTTGTTCAGGCCATCTTAAAGAAACTTCCCTAACCACCATAGAACGATCTTCGTTCTGAGGAGAATCAATAACTCTAACTCTATATCCAGCAAAAATGTCTGTAACTTCGAAAACTTCTAAACTAGTATTAACAAAAGGATCTTTAAAAGTATCTACTATGGCTTGAGTCTTTTCAGTTACGTCATCTACAGTTTTGAAATCATCTACTGTCAACGTTGTTTCCTTTAAATTATAAGCATCAATGCTATCCTCATCATCAGCAATAACTGCTCTAGGTTGAAAATATGAATAACGAATCTCAATATTACCTACACCAACACCTGGCGCAATAAAGAAAACTACCTTTTGAATACCTGGTTCTTTTCTAACATAATAATCTGCAGTATCAGAATCTTCTTCATTTCCTCCCGATTGTAATGTTCCACCAACAAAAACCTTAACTGATTTAGGTGCAAAATCCAATTCAAAATCTGTTTCTAAAGCATCCCCATCGAAAGTTTCAGTTGTTTCAACTTCATCGACAGCTCCTAAAACCGTACACTGATTAATCATTTGGGTAGAATTATATTCCCAGATAGGTTTGTTAGCAATATTAACTCCAACTTCCAAAGTTGTCGGATAATCAAAGAAACCTACAGGTTGAAAATTAACTTTATCAGTAGTTGCCCTATAAAACATGTGCCAATCTAATATCCGTTTTAAAGCTCGACAACGTTCTAATATCTTATCATGGTCGCAAAAGAAAATATCTAACGTTACTGCAGTTCCACTATCTTCAATAGAAGTTGCATCCGCATTTAATTCTCCAAATGTTGTAACTAAATCTAGGAATATATCACTTATAACACCAGCTTCAGGATCAATATTTTTCTGATAAGATTTTGTGACTTCTGTGGTTGCCAATTTCCACATTTTATCCTTACCTTTAACATTAACCATCGGTCTATTCTTAGTAAATTCAGAAACAAATCCACTAAAAATCTTAGTATCCGTTGCAGTAGTGTAACCTCTATAAATTTCTATAGTTTGATTAATATCTACAGATGGAAATATCGTTGCAAAATCCGAAACTAAATCAATATTACATTCAACTAAATCATCTTCAACAGTATCTTTAATTTCATATCGAAGAACGTACTGACTAACATCAACCCCATTAATTTCTACTTGCGTTAATTTTCTACTTGTTGATATTGCCATTTTTAAAATGAGTTAGCTACTTCTTTTAATTCTAAAACGTAGTTCAGCCTGTTAGGGATTCCACTTTGGTTTGAATCAATCGAATACTGGAATCTATTACAAATCACTGTAAATGTATTACCAAAAGCATCTGTGAGTGTAGCATCCGCCTGCGTTCCAGTGACATTGACCCAAGAATTTACATCAGTCACAAAATTATTCAACACCGTAGTAGTGCCATCCACATGCCCAGAAACAGTTAGTATTCTTTTTGTCGTAGTGTTTAATGAGTATGTTGCACTAGCTGACTGTAAAAAAGGAATCGTTAAATCAAAAAAGTTGTTATCTACTATCTGTTCGAAAAAGTCTACTATTCCTAAGTTCGATATTTCACTAATTGCTATTGCCATATTATCACCTAAAAGCTCTCCGCATTATAGAAGCTACCAGTTATTGGAGTATAATTTGGTCTATTGAATGGATTATCTAACAAACTTCCAGGAGCTAAACTGATTCTTCCTTTAGAAGACATTTGACCAAATGAAAAGCCCTTAGTAACATTTAATGCATCTACAGCACTACCCTTAGGAACTTCAAATCTTCTTCCAGCCTCTAATTCTTTGGCTCTAACTAACCGCTTTATTGCGTCTGCTTCTTTATTGATTGCTGATGCGTTTGCATTTCTTCGCTCAGCCTCTGTCTTTTTTTGAGGATTTAATCTTAATATACTATTAAACTCTACATCAGTCAAAACATTACTTTGACTGTGAACTCCGATATTAGTTCCCATAACATTATTCAATAAAGCCACCTGATCTTCGTTTAATGCAAGTTCTGCAGTTAATTCACTGAGAGGTTTCTTTGCCGCAAAATGTGCTTCAACTATCGCTTTAGTATTATCTCTAAATTGTTTTTGTTTAGGATCTATTTGAGAATAGGCAACTATTTGCTTGCCAACTTCTTCATTCAATACTTTGGTTTGATTTATTGGATCTGAAGTTAAAGGAATTGTTCCTTGACCTTTAGTAGGATCTGTCATGCCAAATCTTCTTATATCATCTTGCGTTACTTGAGGACTAGGAAAAGTTAATTTCTGACCAGCCCCCATATCTTCAACTAATTTGTCTGTTGCTTTTTTAACTACTGCGGCACCTATAGCTGCGGCTGCAACCACTGCCACTGCTGGAGCTGCTGCTGTTAAACCAGCTATAATAGCAGGTAAAGCTGCCCCCACTGCTGCAGATAATGCGCCCCCGCCTAAACCTCCGCCACCAATTCCAAAGGCGAACTTCCTAGTTAAAAACCTTAAAGGCGCACCTACTGTTTTCTGAATAACGCTAGTCTGTTTTCTTATACCATCAACTATATCTGATGTTGCATCCTTCCCTCTAGAGACTCCTGCCGTAGACGTGTCTAGTACTAATTTGGCTGTTATTTGTTGGGTTGCCATATTCTTTGTTTCGTTCCTCTCTCTTATTTAATATAATTAAAAAAGCATCATATTGTTCTATTGTTAAGTTATCTACTTGTTCAGGCGTGAAACCTAATTTATCTGCAAAAATAAAATAAGCTAGTTCTTTAGCTACTGATTGGTCGGGCCTGGCTCCGTCACAGACCCTGAGGATTTTTTTTTTAATTCCGCCAATTCAATTAACATTTTATCCATTTCTTGAATTATGGGATCATAGTCTTCAGTATCTAAACCGTTAAGCACTTCCCTTATTGGTCTAACACCAAAAGGATGAGATTTTATACAGTAAGGCAAAAGCTCAAACCTAAATTTGTATTCGCTAAGAGTTCCATCCGCTCTTTCGGCAGCTAGTATTGCTGCATTTCTTGAGCCAGCTAATGGCTTCCTTAATTCTACAATTCCTTTGCTCGTTTTTGCTTTATATTCTACCATATTTTATCCCTCCTAAGCAATAGCATACCATCTGATTGGCACATTATCCGCACCATCTGTTAAACCTGCTAAACCAAAGCCACCAATAGTTACTTCAATTTCTCCATCTAAGCCAACTGTTTCATCCCAGCTTTCGAAATAACAAGTTTCAAGATCTATGTTTACCACCCTATCTCCTGAAGCTGCTCCTTCGGTTAAATCTAAACTAACTGTTCCTGCGCTAGGAATCTCTGCTGCATCAATGTTTGTTGTACCGTTTGTTGCACCATTTAAAACTCTACCACGCGCTTCTATAGCACTTAACGTAGACGCAGTATCGTTATAGTCTTTCTTCATAACTAAAGTAAAATCATATCTTCGTTGACCAGTTAAGGGTTGAGCAATTAGTCTACTATCAAATTCCCAAAACCAAGTTAATCCTGTAGTTACATTCATCTCATAGCTAACAACCTTGCCTGAATCTGATCCAACAGTTACATTCCCTGAAATAGGAACAAACGGCCCGTCAGCATTAGGAGTATATGTTTCTAAAGTTGTGGAACTAGTAGCTTTCCTAGCAACAAAAGCCATGCTACCAGTAACTGCTTGTCCTATTTCTGCTCGTATTCTAAGTGATTCAAATGCTACTCCATCTAACTGAACTACGTCATCATTAGTTCCTCCTTCAGAACCAACTTCAACGGTTAAAGTCGGCGTAAATCCAGAAGCATATCCAATATTATCCATTTCGTCTACTTGATATGGATCTGCAATTGCTCCTGCACCTGAAACTTCGCCTATAGCATATTGAAATATTGAAAAGTTATCTACTTCAAAATCCATTGAACCTTTAATCTCTAAGTTACCCAATCTTACTTGTGTTGCATTTCTACCTTCACCAATCCCTTGAGATCTAATTAGGTTGTTTGTCATTGTATAAGTGAAATTAGTCACTTTTCCGAATGTTGAACTTCCACTTGGCGTTCCTGGAGTTCCAAATGCAGAATCTTCTGCATATATTACATAAGTATCAAATCCTTTGTATATTGATCTTGCCATTTTTATTTATCCTCCTATACTGTTTCATAATTAAACGGTGCCAGATAATCTATATTTCTCTGGAACACTTTTTGTTTATTACCTTCACTGAATAGCCCAATGTTACCCATCGCTAAAAGCCGAATATAAGCTAAATGAAAAAATGATTTCTTGTTAGCAATTATGTGCTCTTTAATTGATTTAATATAACCCTCAATATCTTCTACCTTTTTATCGTAAACTATGATTGTTAAAGTCAAGTTAAGTCTTTCAGTACTGCCAGTTATTTCAATATCGTTACTATCTGCTCCAATAATATCCATTCCAATAACGGGGAAATCGCTTATCTTTCTAGTATTTTTTGGGAAACCTACAAAGATTCTTTCATCCGCACCAAAGTCATACGGAATTGAATAAGCACCAGTTTGCGCAGCTACAAAAGTAATCTGACATTTAATAGTTCCAGCATCATCATAATCATAATCAACAGAATAATCTGTGCCAAAAGCTAACGGTGATCCTCCAACAGTTATGCTACGTATATTTCTCACGGTTGAAACAGCTATCAAATGAGTAGAGTCTGCAGCAAATGTTCCAGTGTCGGTAGCAGTTGTTACACCTCTTTGAGTTATTGTTAATATATCTGCATTCTTTAAGCTAACTGCCAACTCTTCTTTTACTTCTCTTAAATCTACAACTGATGTCATGATACATTCGCCTCTGCATCCATATTCAAATGTCTTTTAGCATTCTTCTCTAAAATATTTGGTAAATCGTGATAAAAAGTGTTTCTTATGAATGGTTGTGGTCTAGTTCCAGGATGATTAACTTTCTTAGCAAACACATCTTTTCCGCCTGATTTCCAATGTAATGCTTTCTTATTCTTAGGAACAATAACGTGAGGTTTGGTTCCAAATTCAACGTCACTTGCATAATCAACCATGTAAAAATCAATTGAACTATCTTTATAATTTACCTCCCATTTAACACTGTTCTTTAATCTGCCAGTATCAACAGGAGCTTTTCTAACTAGTGCTGCATTAATATCTAAAGATACAGCATTCAAAAAGTCACTTGCATCAATTTCAATTATAGTCATATTTTAAAACATTGACACGCCTTATAAAAAGCAGTAGTTCCAAGCCTCCTCGTTACGACATCATCAACTCTATAATCTTCAGATTCATAAGTTAATTTGTCTTCTTTATTGACAGTTACTGCAGGTTTAACTAACAGAACTGCATCTGCGTTTTGTAGTAAACCAAACTTATCAGGATTGTGCACATCGATTTTACGAAAGAAAGCACCAGATATGTTTGCAGGAGTACCTTCAGTTAAAGTCTCATCACCTGAAATGTTAGAAGTGGTTTTTGTAACAGGAGTTCTACTAATAGTCTTTGCAAAATTATCTAAAAGTGCTGTGAACCCAGCTGTATCAAAGTTTATACTCATTGTTTAACACCCCTTGGTGATTTTTACCCTGCGGTTTAGAATAATAAGAAAAAAGTTCCTATGAACTATTATTGTTATACTTTATTGATTTAAATAATTAATCTAAATATTTGGATTATGATGTGCTTTCATATGTTCTGAATGTGAATTAAACAATTCTAAGTTATTTAACTCGTTATTTAACGGATTGTTATCTTTGTGATGAACGACTTCTTTAGGTTCTAAAAATCGTCCTATGTGTTTTTCCATTATGACTCTATGCTCTCTCACATATCCTTGAGAGTTTGCATGAGGATGTCTTGGCATTAATAACCAAATGTAACCGTTATGTTCTAATTTGCCCGGAGATATTTGCCTTTTAGTTTTGGTTCGCCAAAGCCCATTGTTGTACATATTACGATAAGTTGTGTCTGGACGCTTTCTTCCAACATTAACTTTATTGCCCTTTTGAAAGCCCTTTAAGTGACTAGGTTTGCCTTGTTTCTTCTTATTAGCCCAGTAACATGTGTATGAGCAAAATTTTGCTTTGTTGATTCTTGCAGGTTCGACTCGAAAGCTCTTACTGCATTGAACACATTGTTTTGTTGCCATAAACCATACACTAAAAGTGCGGCTTTATATATTTTACGTTAAAGTAATGTAGGATAGCGAATTAAGCGCTCTTTTAATTCATCATATTCTTTTTTTAGTACATCATATGTTCCTCTTACATTAACATACGCCTGACCTATTGTTACACTTCCTTCTGGCAGATTATATGTTGAAGGCAGATTATGTGTTCCACCCATTTGAGCTTCTAAAGTCTTTAATGCTGCTGAAACTATCACAAAACGTTTAACATCTTCCGGCAAAGGATAAACTCCCCACCAGTAATCTATATCGATCAATTGAGGTTTCGAATTGTCGAAAGTACCAGTTTCGCCATCTGAACTTATAATTAACTTTCCAATCTCTGGATATTGATAAACATTAGTTGTGGTTACTGAAGTCGTATTTATTGTTAAGGATTCTAAAATCCTTAGAGGATAAAATTCTATAAATAATGTATCTATGCCTGTACCGTCAACACTCGGCGTAGAATAATAAGGGGGTGTAGCGGTGTAAATTATTCTGTATGTACTAGTGTTATCTGGGTTATCGTCCCAAGCTCTATCAACTGTCAACGTATCGGTAGTGTTGTCTGTTATTTCTCTAACTTGACCTGAACCAGTTCCACCATAAACCCAAACATAGTTGCCAATGTAAGCATCTGCAACCCAACCTATGCCAGTGTCTACTAAAGTAGTGCTACCTCCTGAGCTAGCAGTTCCACTATTTTCAACATTCCAATAAGTAGTAAACGTAAATCTATCTACGTCTTTCTCTGCTGCCAATATAAAAGCATTCACATTAGCTTCAGTTACTTCACTACTAGTTAAAGTAGTAGCACCATATACTTCATCGGCTGTAACATACATTTTAAACCTCTATTATTTCTTTTTCTTTGAACTTTTCTTTTTTGGTTTTTTAACTGCTTCTTGTTCGTACAAAGGCACATCTTCTGCGTCCCTCTTAACTAACGGTCTACACGCCAATCTCGTAGTTCCATTTTGATAAACTTCCTGAACAAGTTCATAAGGAACTTCTGCCTTTTCGTTTCTTTCTAATACTTTAATTTCCATAGTTATAACCTCCATTAATAATGAAAAAATAAAAAAATCAAAAGGCTTAGTGGCCTATTGATAAAATTGTTCTAGCCTCATTGTCTGTCGAACCAGGCAATGTTATGGTTGTACTGGTTGTTGCTACATCTGTAAGAGTTCCATCTGTTGCTGCACTAACAAATGAAAAGCATACTGAATCAAACAAAGATGAAGCATCAATTGTGTCTCCATCATCTGCAGTTGCAGGTGTAACTATCTGAACCATTTTCCATCCATTAACATTCCATTGACTAACAGTACAATCGCTTAATAATATTGCTGCCATTTTGTTTTACCTCCTATCTCGCTCTATAAAAAACCAATCCACTAACTGCACCTGTTGTTGTATCAGTCAACGTAATAACGTTAGTTGCGATAGTTACTGCTTCTTCAGTTCCATCTGCATCTATTGTTAATGTTGCCCATTCAACAGCAAAAGCATTAGTAATGGTTACGGTGTCGTTTTGCGCTGCCTTAGTTGCACTATTCAAATAACCAAGCCTGAAGCCTGAGTTATTTGCTGCCCCTAAAGGAGCCACTTCTTCTACTGCTGCATTTACATTAGCCATTCAAACCACCTCAACCTGATATAGCAGTTACGCTAGAACAAAATGCGGTGTTTCTTATGATTAAAGCTTCGTAAATCTTCAACATAAACTTGTCACTGTCGTTAGTATGTGCTAACTCTTCAAAGGTTAGGTCTTGTAAAACTCTCATTTCAACAACACTTAAGTCTAAAAAGTAAATAGCCTTACTGCCAGATACGTTACTCATAAACATGCTCGGTATAATTGGAATATCTCCAACCATTGTGTGATATACAATTGTTGAAAAGCCCCAGAATACTTGACTAGTAGCTTGCATGTAACCTATTTTCTGCTGTAATAATCCTAGGATGTCTGTGTAAACTCCACTAGAACATACACCAAAGTTAGGTCTTCCACCATCATCAAACGCATATCTAACAGCTAAATCCATATCGCCTAAAGCTAATGCAGTTGTACCTTTTGCAACTGTGTTTGTTGAACTCATTAAAGTAATGATTCCATCGTACTCAGTTCCATTAGGGTTACCAGCAATACCTGATGTTGTAGCGTTACCGTTTATGATTAAGTTCTCTTCAAGTTCTCTAATTTCTCTTGATTTAACCAATACTTCCTGTTGCTTAGCATTAGGAGCACTTTGGTCTGAGAAAGGGCCTGTTGCACCGCTTCCAGGTTGCATTCCTGCTAAAACATAGCTAGGTTGTGCTGCCTTAGATGGGCCAGTTACTCTTCCTACAGCGTATAAAAACTTAATCTCAGTGCTGTTTCTGTCGTATGTTGTATTTGTTTCACTTAATGCTGCATCTTCTCCTCTAGTGTATGCACCACCTTTTGCTGTTATGTTGTTATAATCAGCAAACATTCCCTGATTTGTTACCCTTGGTATAATTTCTACCACTGGGGTATATTGTCTTGTTTGGTCTATGATCTTAGGATCAACGAAAATTGGCACCATAGCATAACCTGCCGTACCTGCTCCGCCTGATGTGGTAGAGTGGGCTTTTAGGCCTACTTGAAATGCGCCGTTTAGGTTGTTTCTCAGATCAACATTAAAAGTCGGTTTACCAGTTGCTAAACTTTTTAGGTTAGCTGATTGATAAACTGTCTTGTGTGGCAACATTCCAAAACTTTGCTGATAAGCACCAGCTGCATTGAAATTTCCGCCAACAGCTTTTGTTCCTGTTCCTTCTTCCATTTTGCATTCCTCCGTTTATATTGTATCTAAAGGATCTTGTTTATACAATCCTTCTTTTTTCTCCTTCTCTACACGAGATTTAAGAATAGGAGCCTCAAGTTTGGCTTTTAATTCAGCCATTGTTTTTTTGTTTTCTTCAGCTTGGGCTTTCAAAGATTTAATCTGAGCCATTGGCCCTTCAGGATCTTTTAATGCTTCTTCCTGTTTCTTTTTATCGTCTTCAAAAACTTTCTTAGCGTCTTCTAAGGCTTTTTTCTCTTTTTCCAACGCTGCTTTTTGTTCTTCAATATCTTTTTTTACTTCTTCTAAAGAGCTTTTTTCTTTATCTTCTTCAGCCTTATCAGCTTCTGCTGCTTTACTATCTTCTTCTTTTTTACCAGCATCTTTTTCTGGTTCTTTATTTTCTTCTTGTTTTTTACTTTCTTCTTCTGACATATTACTTCCCTCCATGGTTTTTAAAACAGCCTTCATTACTGGTGTAAATGTGGCATTCTTATTGACAGGGCATCCTGTCAGTGTTACATTAATTAAGTTTAAATCTTCAATGAAACGCATAGCTCTTCCTTGAACTTCTTTAGTGATGGCTTTAACAGTCGCAAATGCAATACTAAATGAATGTAAAAACTGATCTTTAATACTTCCCCAAATTTCCCCAAATCTAGATGAATTTTTATTTATCTCAGCTTTGACCCATACGCCCTTCGATCTTAATTCGCTTTCAACTATCTTTGCGACTGGGACGTGATTGCTTTTAGGTCTAGGTAATACTTGACCATTACCGTCTAAAAACTCTTCATGCTCAACATCCATAGTAATGATTTTGTTTTGAACTTGCCTAGCTAAAGATTCTTGAGCTTTGAGAGTTACAACTTCATTAAAATCATCTGGTTTAATTGAACTAATATAACCTTCAATGAAATACTTCTTTTCTCCTTTTAACTCTACTTCAGTAAAGTGAAATTCTTGTGTTTGATATGCATGCGTCATTTAACTACCTCCCTCTACATAAACTACTCTTGATCTGCAATTAACATGAAACGGATTAATATCCCACTCCTGACCATCCAATTCAAACTTAGCATCAGTAGGAATAGCTTTATCTGCGGATCCATACTTTTGATCTAAACCTTGACATATACTTGAAGTTCTCTTATCCAAATGAGCATCAACATACTTAACCAATTGTAAACCAGTTTGTCTAGCCGCATCTCGGTGTGCCATACCCTCAGCACGATTGGATTCAGTTCTTGCAATCATTTTAGCCCTAGTTTGTGCCATCTCTGATACGCCTTGAATCCGTTCTGCAATTGCGGCGACGCTTTCATTATTCATAACTCCTTGCGTGACTTCTTTTCGAATTTTTTCTTGCATCTCTTCGTTCATACCTTTTATATTCTCAGCAACATAATCATTAAGCAATTCAACACGATTATCCTTTCTTGTAAAATTCATGTTAAATTTTACTTCCATGTCTTGTAATCCTTTATCATAAAACTTCATTAATGATCTGGCAACAATATCTTTACCAACATCAATAGCAAATAATGAAGATAAACTTTTCACTATTGAACCAATTATATTCTTAAGTTCACTTGACATTGTCCAACTTACCCTCATCATATAACTTTAAAGCATCAACGACCTTAGTAGCATTACTCTTAATTTGATTAACTAATTCAGTCTCTAATTCTGTTGTTTCGAACTCATCAGCCGGATTGGCTTTTATCCCAACGTCATTTTTGTCTTTGTTATCTTTATCTTTCTGTCCTTCTTTATCTTTGAAATTCTCTCCTTTATCCTGGTTGCCAAATAGGGCTTCATCTTCTTTCTGTTTCTCCTCTTTACTTTTCTTTAATTTAGCAAGATCAATTCCTTCTTCTTCAGCAATCATTTCCGGAGTTTTAATTCCCAGTCTTAATTGTGCTTCATACAATGAATGCTTTTGAATATCTTCATCTAAGTCATAGTCCTCAAACTTAAACTTTAAATCATTCGTTCCAAACTCAGGGATAATTTCCATGTTAATTCTTTCTTCCATAAGTCTTAACAAAGGCCTAACTGCCTTTCGTGCGAAACGTTTAGCCACAGTTTGTGAGACAGCTTTATTACTATCTTGAGTGAAACCCATGTCTTCGGGACTAATACCGAAGCACATCCAAACAACCTTAGTAAACCATTCTTGTTGTTCAATGATTTGTAGTTCTTTAGCTGGTAATTGGAACGGCGTAAATTTAGCTTCAACATTTACAACAGGCATCTTAAAGCCAACCTTTCTGAAGAATCCAGTTACAGAATCTTTGAAACGATTACTATTTTCTAATCTTTCTTTAACTGATTTTACTTGTGCTGATTGTGCACCTATTAGTTGTAAAACTCCTTCTGGAATATTACTATTCATGTAAAAATCCAAATTATATTGTGAACCGTAAACTAATGTTAAAATAATATCTGCTAAAACCTGAACAGGACTTATACCATACATTGAATCCGTTCTTGGGTTTTTCATGAAATAAACAATCTCACGTTTACCAAAAGGAATAGGCATAGCTGCACTAGTCCAACTGTATTGGAAATATGCTGCTTGATTTCTGTAATGCAAATCATAATGCTGGACTTGTTGAGTTTCTGTCATGCCTGAAATATCAAAGTGTGAAGCAGGTAAAATAATATCTTCTCTATCACCCATGTAACCATAAATATCTGGATTTTTTAAGAAAGCACCACCATCTCTAGCAAACAATTGCACCATTTTCCCTGCACGATTAAACACCTTAACAAAACATCCTGCGTCTACCTCGCAAATATCTCTAATACACGCCTTAGTTAAATCCCCAAAACTTTCTTTATTACCGTTAGGATTATTAAGAAAATCACATATTTGGTCACGCTTAGCCATTAATTCTGGATTGTCTTCTATGCGAACTGAGCCGTCTTTAGGTACGATCTTCCACGGATTACCTGCGGCCTCTTCTTGAAGCAAATTAATAACGCCAAAGATATAAGGATATTTTCCAAATACTTTCAATAACGGTATGTTTTCCGGTCTAGGATAACCATAGGGGGGTTTGTATAAGAATTTTGGAATATACGCCTTAAATATGCCGCCAGCAATATTGTCACGTTCAATTACATCATTAGATTGTTGACTAGCTTTTACTTCAGGCTCAGCTTTGATCGTTGGTTTATCTTTTCTAAATAGTCCCATTTTATCAGTTACCGCATAGAAGAATAAGAATAAAACTTTAATAGTGATTTATATTTAAATAATTAATCTCTAAAACCTAGAAATTTCTTAAGTTTGCTAACCTTTTTCTTAGGTTTCTTAATCATTTTACCTTTTTTGAATATGTAGCTTTTACAAACTAAATTCTTAGGTTTAGGTTTCTTTTTCTTACTAGTATGTAATTTTATTGTTAATAATGGATGATCTTCTGGAAATTTATGTGCCATTTTAACCTCCTATAGGAATACTGAAAGCAATACTGCCGCGATGCTTACTACTCCGCCTCCGCCTGCAATGAGTTTCCATGTTTTTATACTGCCCCTTAGTTCCCACCAGCTTTTTAATAATCCTTGTTTGCCGTTACCCATTAGTTCTTTATATATTATGTCTAATTTAACAGCCATCGAATCAACCTGTGTATGAATGTCATTAATCTCTTTCTCTTTCGAACATATCACGCAAATCTCCTTCATTGTACCACCGGACTAAACCTAAAGTTTCTTATTGCATCGTCTTGATCCATAATTAGTACAACATAGTTAAGAGCTAGATGGGTTGTGTCAGTTACGGGGTTACTTCCATAGTCTGCAGGAAATAAGGTGTATGTTTCACCATTATCGCTTGAATAATAAACAGAGAAAACGCCTCCATTTCTAGTGACTTTTATTCTATACCAAGTATCAACAGACAAAAAGCTATTAACAGTATTCATTATTGCTGTTGGTGTTCCAGCACTGGTTTCAAATAAAGTTACATTTTCATTTTGGCCAAACTCTAAGAAATAACCATTCTGTCCAGCTGCATTATGAGCACCAATATCTTCTGCCATAAAACCTAACCAAAATGTGCTAGCATCTTTCTTATACCAATCAAATTCCCAAGTACCAAAACCTTGTTGTGATTCTATACTTATAATTCCATCATTAACACAGGTAATTTGTTTATGTCCATCAGAACTATCATCAACCTGCCAAGTGCCAGTGCTTACATTCCAACCTGTGTTTTCTAGAATGCCTGAAGTTATATTGCCAGTACTTACATTCCACTCTTCACCTTCAGAATAATATGCAAGTTTAGCTTTACCTTTCTCGTATTGAATTTGCGCTTCTGCCTGAGTAAATTCGGTGTTGTGGAGTTTAATAGTATCAATCCATCCACCCCAGATTCCATCGTTAGAGGCTGTACTCCCTATCCATAAATCTAAAGCAGAATCATTAGTTGCTGTACCTACGGGTGTCTGTATTTCATCTAAACCACTGCCAACAGTATACTCTGTACCGTTAATGAAAAATGTAGGGTTATTTGCTACCGAACTATCATCATAAGAAACAATAAGATGGACTGGTGTGTTTAAAGGCATTACTATATCTGTAGTTTTCCAATCACCATTAGTACCATCAAACCCTTTTCTAAAAAATAATTTTACAAATCCTGCTGTTTCTGATTGAACCAATAAAAACCATGCATTCTTATCAGCAATTCTTCCTAAACTAGTACCACCATCACTTGTAGCCAAAACCCAAGCTTCTAATGCACCACCACCACTGAAAACATTATCTATAAGTGGATCTTCTTGAATCTGAACTCCTGAATTATTATCTACTCCTGGAAACTGTAATGCTTTGCCAAAAACTCCATCAACCTGCGTTGAACCAGTACCAGAGATGACTCCATTATTCCCTCCCCCAGTAATATCTAAAATCACACCTTCTCTAACATTCATATCCCATGCCCCTGTTACAGAGGATTCGAAATATTCTTCCGATAAATGAGTTCTTTGAGGTGTATAATCATAATGTCCTTCTTTAACTGATTCTTCGTAAAGTAGCGCCATTTCTAAACTTGTTAAGTTTGTATCAAAAATAATTGCTTCACGCATTTCTCCATCAAAAAATGTAGCATTACCGCCATTGTTCCAATTACCACAACCAATTCTACCATTATCTAAACCGCCAAGATCATTATGCCAAACAGTTTTATCTGTTGACGTAGAAAATGTTTGAGCAGGTGCAGTCCCATTAACATATAATATAGGTTCTGTTCCATCTTGAACAATACCAACCATAGTCCAAACACCATTAACCAATTGTGTTGCATCTGTATCTACTGCCCATTGAGTTACTCCTGCTGAACCTGCAAGAGCTCTTAACAAACCAGCACCATCAATATCGAACTGAATCCTTGTGTCTGCATTAGTATCTCCAAAACTAATTATTTCTTGAGTTGTACTAGCATCATCAGTCTTTATCCACGCCACCCAAGTTCCAACAGTATCGGAAGCCAAATCACCAACAATTGTGTCAATATCAATATAGCCACTTGAGCCTTCAAAGTTTAAAACTCTTCCACCAGAAGAATTATGCCAACCTATAGTTCCACCAAAAACGCCATCATTACTATTTGCACTCTGATCTTTTATTGTTCCAGTCCTAAAATCCCAATGTCCAACAATGTTGGCTCTATAAGTTTCTTTGATTGTCATTATATATTCAGCTCCCTGAATAGTTTAAAGTGTTGCCATCTGGCCTGCGTTGGTGTTAAATCAAATCTCCACAAGAATGGAAATTTCATATCTCCAACATAAAAGTTAGACCCCCTTGTGTAAATTGCACCAAGAACTGGTTTTGCTCCAGTGGTATCTGTTGTTGTAAATTTATTAATAGTGTCACTCTTCGCTAATTCCCCATCAATGTAAATAGCTATATCTGTGTTTGCTCCGTTTTCTGAAAAATTAACAATACAAGAATGCCATTGGTCATCAACATAAGTACCATCAGTTTGTGCCCAGTTACCTACACCGCCTGCATCAGTAAACGCTCTTATTTTTCCCCCAACAAAAGCAACTCCAAAACCTTCATTTCCAGCTTCTCTACAATCCATCATATATACTGTATTTGTATCTGTTGACCTGAACAAACAACCTAAACAAAACGTATCTGTATTGGCGAGAATTAATGGATTATTAATATAAATATAATCTCCGCCATCAAAACTTACACCATTATTTGGTAGAAGAGTAGGATATGTTGAAGATGTTGAACCATCTCCCCACCTAATCGTATCGTCACCAATTACTCCAGTGTTAGGAGTTAATTCTGTTGTTCCATTATTGTAATGGGTCCTTAAAGCTAAAAAGAACTCCAATTGATCTATTTTAACTTCGCCGAATGTTTGTTGAGTATAAATATCATTAATTTCTTCTGCAGTAAGTGCTTTACTATAATAAACAATCTCTCCAATCTGACCATTAAACCAACCTGTACTAAAATCTCCAATCCAAACTTCAGCAGTATCTAAACTGCCAGCCTCACCACTAATAACAGCCGTACTTGTGCCAACCAGTAACCCGTTTACATAAAGAGTTGCTCTATTATCTCTATCAAAAGAAATAGTGAAAAAGTAAGGGTTTCCATCACTCCTATCTACTTCGTTGTTAAATCCGAAAATAGTTCCAGCCCCTGCATCTGATAAATAAAAACTAATTTTACCAGTCGTCGCATCCAAGTAAACATCCACACCTTCTGTTCCAACTCTCGTGCCTGTGATTCTTGGAGAACCCGTCTTAGAATTTGTTAAAAATCTACCACTAATGCTAAAATCTCTTAATCCAATATCTAATGATTTGTTATAAGTGACTTTTTCATCTACGCCGTTGAAAGTTATGATGTTCTGTGCCATAGAAGGAGTACCACTAAAAGAACCCCCATTATCAGTAACATACTGAACATTAATGAACTGCTCTCTAAATAAAACATCCTCTGCTGGAATTGTAGGGTATTTGTACGGCATTGTTTATACTCCTTTGTTAATTGTTTTAATCTTTTCTTCAACCACTGGTGGGTGCCACTCCGCATTGACTTCTTTAATCGCTACAATAACATCTCTGCTACTATAATATTTTCCTTCTTTATAGTAATGTTGAAGAACGTGTTGACAGATGTCATAGTAAGATTTTTTACCTTCATCTGTAACAAACTCTTTAATCAATGCTTTGGCTTCTTCTTTCGGAAGAATAAGCTTTTCTGCCTTTTTTGGTTCCTTATATTTTTTACCTTTTAAGTACATTTTTCAATCCTCCTATGCTGCTGCAATTGCGCCATCTGAACTTATTGGTTTGTATCTGACCATCCAAGTTACTGCTCCAGTGCTGTCATCATCTCCTGCACAGTTAACAACAATGTTTCCTGTTCCAACAGTTATTGCACCTGGCTGTGATACGAATGCACCACCAGTATTAATTATCATTGCGTTAGCAAAAGTGCCAGTAATAGAAAAAATACTAAATTGTGCAGCCCCAGTTATATCAACGACTCCACAAATATCTACTGAACCTCCACCTGCTACAATCTTTGTATTATTAGCTATCACTTTAAAAGTGGTATCAACAGTACCAATAATCTCAACTATTTGAACTACGCCAGTAACTGTGAAAATATTATTATTTCCTACTGCCAAATTTATTGAAGCTGTTGTTGCAGTATATTCTGCAACTGCTTTCAAATCATCAACAATCCCGTCAATCACACCAACTTCACTATCAATTGTAGCAATTGCTGTTGCTGCTGCTTCGGTATTGGTTACATTCTGTTTAGCATAAGCCATTACTGACTCTGTTGCTGTAACTGCCCCTGCCGCTGCTGCATCAGTTTTATTCCCAACGACATCCATTGCATAAGCATTGTCAGTTGTATCAGCTGTGGGTACAGCCAAATCTTCCTTAGCTATTTGCGGTCTCATATTGCTTTCCTCCGTGCCTTAACAATCACTGTACTGGCAGCATCACCTACTCCTGCTGAAATTACAACAACCCTATAATACCTATAGTTAAAATTATCAGCATCAATTGCATAAGTTAGTGTTGCTCCGGCTGCTTGATAATTTGCATTTCCAGTTGTGTTGTTTTCTGCATCGTAAAATGCTTTAGTTACGTCAATCCAATCTGCATTTGTTGTGTCTTCATCATTGGTTGCTTCAATCGTTAAGGTAACAGTTCCACCTGAACAAATAAGTTTTCCAGTTAATGAAAAGTCTGCATAACCATCCATTGTTGCCCCAGTATTGCTTGGGTAACGGGTAGTTGTGTTGTCTGCGTAAGCTGCATCTACATCAGCCAAACTCTCACTTACAAACTGCTGATTAACCGGACTAACTTCAAACACTTTCTGTGAATCAGTACCAACATCGTAACCTTTTGGTCTGGTTTTCAAATAACCATTTACGTCAGATTGAAGAACTGTTGCATCTCCGTCAGTGTAAGTTGTTTCTGATGCTCGGTATTCTCCACCAGTAGCTACAAATTCTGGAGTTGCTGGCATAGCTGATTCATCAATTATTCCACCAACAATCCATAAAGCTCCAGCAGAAGTTGTCTGTAATATTGTAAAATCGCCATCCCCATACACTACTGGTGTTGCGTTATATTCTCCCATTACAGGTACACCTTGCGCATCTGTAGGAGCTGCTGCATTATCAGTTCCTATTGGAAAAGCTCTAAATCTATCAGCAGTTTCATCATAACCGCCAAATCCTTGCCATACTTCAGATACTGCACTTAAGTCCGCGTCATGAGTAAATACCCATGCATTTGCATCAGTACCATCGACTAATTGGTAAGACCAAACGTCTACTGCTAAATCTCCGCCAACTTCTATTGCGGATTTTAATGTACATAACAAATAACCTTCATCGTCTAATCTCATAAATCCAAAATCGTTATTTGCTAATGTCGGTGCCGCTGTTGTATATAATCCTGCACTTATCTGACCATAAGGTACGCTACCAGGATGATTATTTTCAGCAGAAGTTTTATTATTTTCAATCAGACTAGAATATTTTCTGTCTGTTAATGTATGTGTTGCCATATTATATGCCTCCTGTATCTTTTATTAATCCGACCCCGTAGAAGATTGGGTCATCATATTATTGCTTAAAATCTGAAAGAATAAGAATCTAATTAACATTAAGGCCATACTTATTTATATAATTAATCTCAATTTTTCTTCAAAAGACAGTTCGGAGTTATATAATAACCTTCTTGATTATCTTCATCTAGATTAGCACACATCTTTAGTTTTATTCCTTGAGCGTGTTGTTTACATAAATTGTTCTCATCTAACTGGTTACAAATCGCATGCACTAAAATTACCAAACCTTTCTCGTCCGACGATAAGATTTCAATATTGCCAGTGTTTTGAATCACTACGTAAGGAACGCGGTTTTTATATATCACCTTGACGCCCGCATGATAGTTATAATATTTCTTTTGTTCTAAAGTAAATGGATGTAGCCTAACTGTTAATTCTTTTAGCTTTAAAACTGTTTCAGCAGAAGTCGTGCTTGGTAATGTAAAAACCAAGCACTTACAGCACTCGGCTTTACAAATATCCAAATGTTTAACACAATCCATTCTAAGCAGGCTGGAAATTCTTCTCAATAAACGTTAATTGTTCATTAATTCTTGTTATGTTTTCCATTAAAATAGTCATGTTCTTTTTAGCTTCAAAGTTCATTAAAACATTCTTAGCAACTGTATCTAAGTGTTTAATTCTTTCCTTGTCTGCACCCTTCTTATTCGCAGCGCTAACTATCTGGTTAAACTTCACCATCTCATCA